GAACAATCTCAACAGGGATTTACTCTGGACAAGATGAGATTAATCGCGCGATGGCATCAGTTTTAGACATTCCTGCGCTTGCAAATTTAAACGCAAGTTTAGGTGTGAAGCACACTGTCACAAGAAACGAAAACCAGTCAACGAAACAACCAGCTGTAATTAAACTTCGTTTAGGCAAGCAAGAGTTTAGTGCGTTTGTTCAGGATATTTCAGACGAACAAGGAGATGTAGCAGATCTCAACTTATTATTTTAGAAGGAGGATGAAGCGTGGAAGAATGGGAAAATCCAATGTATCAATTTAGAGACACAACGAAACGACCCGCTTACAAATCGTGGATTCCGACTTCTGCGATGATATACGGCGGTACAATGATTGAAAAAATTATTCCCGGATACCAGACACTATTCGTGGAAGGTCGCGAAATGCTGTCACTTGATTTGGAATCCGAGAAGAAGAATGTAGGGGTTCATATATCAGCACAGCGATTACCTGAACGCTCATTGATAATACACTACAAACTAACAGAGTCTAATCCAGTTGAGTTTCAGCGAAGCTTCAAAAAGCTGATGCGAGTTTTATACAAACAAGAAGATGTCGAGATTCATTTTAATGATGAACTCGACACTTTTTATTATGGCCGCTACTCTGCTGCAGAAAAAGTTCCAGGGAATACTGACAGCGTAGTTTCTAGTTACACAATTACTTGTCCAGATCCGCGAAAGTATTCAAGACAATTTGAAACAAACGGAGAAATATTCGAGTATATTCCTTACGACTCTATTCCAGATTCAATAAGCTTTACTGCATCAAAAGACAACAGCGTCAAAGTGACGAACGGTCGACAAATAATTAGCATTTCAAATGCGGCTCTTAAAAAAGGCGATCGTGTCGAAATGTTAATCCGCGAGGGGAAAATACTGATCAACGGAGAGAACAAAACAAGAGTCCTTGATCTGACTAGCCCATTCAAAAGTTTCACTGTACGAACAGGAGAAGTTATCAAAAGTGACAACGGTACTCCTTTGATTAAGTATCGAGGAGTGTGGTTTTAGTGGAAAGTTTCGATAAAGATGTCTTTTTTTTTGATGACAATCAAAAACTCATCAAAGTAGTAGGTGAAGAAAATTTATTCTCGAATATTCAAGAGATGGAAATCACACCAAACAAAGAAGAATTGATCAATGATAAATTGTCGGTCAGCACCGAGTTTGATGAAGAAATTAAAGATGCAGTTTATATGGCGGTTCGCGAAAGCGAGTCGTCTTTTTCTATGTACAAAATAGCAGGGATTGCTGATCCAGGTTCACTATTAATCTTTACTGGGGTTAATTTCGGACCTGATGAGCTTGAAGGTTACATCATCAATGATATTCGACCTGCGAATGAGTTCTTTCAAAAAACTATCCAACGAATCATTGACTATACGCTAGGAGAGTGGCGTGTTGGTTATTTGGACTCGACGCTTCCTAAAGTCTCAATGAATTTCTATTACTGCAGTGTTCGAGAAGCACTGAAAATGCTCCAAACTTTGGGTTGCGAGATTCTTTTTAAATGCAATCTTACTGGTGAAGGAATCACTGACAAGTGGATAGAAGTCCATCGGCAAATCGGTGAATACAGTAATGAACGATACGATTACGGCGATAAAGCTTTAACAATTGAAAAAGAAGTCAACCGAAGTAATTTATTTACTTCTTTAATTGGGAGAGGTAAAGGAGAAGAAGTGGGGGACGGTTATGGTCGCCGCATTGAGTTTGATCAAGTCTATTGGTCTAAGTCAAAAGGTGATCCGCTCAACAAACCGACAGGTCAAATCAATTTGGAAATTTCTGAAATGACCGCAAAGTACGGTATTCCAACAAAAAATGGAAAACGTCGCAAACGAGAAAAAGTAGTCATTTTTGAAGACTGCGAGGAACCGAATGAACTGATTCAGCTCACCTATCAAGAACTGGTGAACTGCTCAAGACCGCTCGTTCAATTCAAGTCGACTATTTTTGGCGCGGATAAGTTAGGTAATACTATACGGATTCATCGAGAAGATCGCGGCTATCACTATGAAACACGAATCTTCAGCGTGAAGATTAACCGTTTAACCGGGAAAGTAGATACAGGATTAGGCGACAATTTGAATAATTCTGCTACTCGTCAAGCGTCTAATGTTCAGAACTCCTTGCAGACTCTGGATGATACTAAAATGACCTTTTATGAATCTACCGAAGTGTCCAAGTTTCAATCTGATATTATCCGCGGTGCAAAAGGCGGATCAATTATCATGATGAACCCATCCGATACAGGAAAAGGAACTTCAAGGCAGCCTTATCAGATGGTTTGGATGAATGGCGATTCGATTGCCACTTCTAATCATTTTCTTGTTGCGAATTCGGAAGGTATCGGCTTCATTGATGGAAAGTTTAACGAAGCCAATTTCAAGACCGCATGGACCATTGACGGTAATTTCAATGCGAACTATATCCAGTCAGGGCGTATTAGGGCTGATATTTTTGAAACTTCATTTAATGCTGTGGGTGATCAATTAAAGCTCGTAAAAGGTGCATTGCAGGTCGTTAACAGTAATAAAAAAATAATGGAGCTAACGAAAAAAGGAATGCAGTTTTGGAGTGGTACCAAAGAAATTGGAACGATCGGAACAACGGACTCTGCCGGCAATCCATTCCCTGATGCTTCAACGCCAACACCAATTCCTGATAACGCACTGGTAATCCGAACTGAAGGCAGCGGAAAGTACATTTTAATATCACCAAACAAAGGCAAAGGATTTATCATGCTCGCAAACGGAACCACTATTCATAACGGTGATATGAATATTCAAGGCAAGTTGCGAGTATTTGGTGATTTAGATGTTCAAGGCAAACTAACCATCAAAGGTCAGGAAGTGTTTCCTGGTCAGGGTGGTGGTACTGATCCGGGAGGGGGCTGGAACGGAGAATACCCACCAGGAGTAACTTCTCAAGCTGACAAGTTTGCTTGGGAACTATGGGTAATCCTTCTGTCTAAAGGGTACTCCAAAGCAGCTGCTGCAGGTATCTTGGGTAACGTTCAAGGTGAAGCAGGTGTTTCCATGAATCCGGATATTGCTCAAATCGGCGGGCCTGCCTACGGAATTGTCCAATGGGATGGGAGTGCCTATCCACTTGTTGGTTCTCCTACTTACGATGGCCGGACCTATGTCCAACGTTTAATGGCTGCAGCTGGTATCACAGAGGATTATCGAACAATGGCTGCTCAAGGTAAGTTGTTAGATTGGACGATGTACAACGGCCAGTGGTTAGGAATCGTTCAACCAACTACTCAAGCAGCATTCAAAGCAATCACTGATCCGTCTCAAGCAGCGTATGCATTTGAAAGAAACTATGAACGACCAGCAAATACACACCCTGAGCGTCAAGGATGGGCGGTAAATTGGTACAACAAGTTCAAAGATTTGGAAATTTCATCTGGTGGCGGTGGAAGTATTTTATCTACTGCGAAAAGTTTACTAGGTTATTTTCATTATTCTATGCCATTAAGAACGCAATTTGGTTCTGTTGAAAATCCAGACAGGAACGGCTATGCCGATTGTTCTTCGTTCGTTTGGCTGGTTTTAACAAAAGCTGGGTATCGTACGCCACCAGGAGTTGGCTGGTACACAGGTTCCATGACAAGTGATGCACGTGGTGCTAGAAACTGGCTTACTGAGATTCCTCAAAGCCAAGGAAAAGCCGGAGACGTGTTGATTGTAAACCAAGGTGGCGGAGCTGGATCAAATGGACATACTGCGATTCTAGCCGAGGATTGGCACGGCTATACTACATCCATTATCGAGATGGGCGGAATGCAATCTGGCGGTGTCGGAGTAGGACGCGTAGATATGTCGTTTGGTTGGTTATTAAATGGTGGCGATGTATGTATAGCAAGAGCGAAGAAATAGAGGTGATTGCGTGATAGATAGAAAAGGATTGAATCATTTAAAAAGTTTGATGAATCAGCCAGTTGGCAATCATCAATGTTATGCGCTTAGTGCGGAATACGCTGGTGTAATGATCGGACCAGATATGGGAGCTGGTACAAAGTATGAAATCAAAGTGAGGTATGGCAATGTTTTTTCTGCTGCTGATATTGGTTCTGCTTACCAATGGCCGCTTTATCTTTGGTCAGTAATCGAAGAACCCAGCTACGATCAACTAGTAGTCGGAGCGATTATTAATTGGAAGCGCGGAGCAAAGGTAGCAAATTGGTGCGCATCACAAACCTTTGGGCACACAGGTGTAATCAGGGGGCTTGAAAATGATCGTATTCAAACCTATGAACAAAACGCTGAATCAGGGGAGATTGTTGCTGAATACGATCGAGAGTTTTTTGACTCTGATCAAATCGCATCTATTTGTATTCCACCTGATTTTGAGAAAGGAGTGATGAACATATGGCAAAATGGAACGTTTCACTAAGCACAACTGATAGCTTCAATTATGTTGGCATTATGACAGTTCGAAATGGTAACCGGAGTTCAGAAGTCATGGAAGCCCTGATCACTGAGAATGGTAAACCATATGACCTGACAGGATGTAAAGTCTACTTTGAAGCAATTTTGACTAATGACTCTGCGGTGCAGC